TCCATTTCTAATTCTCGACTTGTTCTTCCCATTCCAGGAGGTGCTCCACCAGGTGCTCCACCTTCTTCTCCACCACCAGCCATTGCTCCTTGTGTTCCAACGGCCTCTTCACTTTGAACAGGATCATTACCCTCATTCTCAATTTGTGACCATCTAAACTTTCGTTTTTGGTCTTTTAGTAGTCCAAGTCTAACATCTTTCTTCTCTTCTTCTGAAAATTTGAAAATATTATCATAAATCCATTCTGTATCTGCTATTTTAGAATCCATAAGACTTGAAGCAAGACTTTGTTTATTATTCCACAACTCAATCTTTTCTTCTTCGTATATTGTAGATGGATTTTTTAAATTTAATTCAAAATCAACAAGGTCTGCATCTGTATATCCTTGTGAATACAAATGAACTATTGCAATTTTTGTTAATTCACTCGTAACAATTCTCTGTATTCTTTCAATTGTACGAGCAAATCGTACATCTTCTGCTGCCAATGTTGATTTACTACCAGCTGCTTCGTCATATCCAAGAAATGCTTTAGGTATCTTTAAGGATGCCATCATTTTATTTCGTAAATATTCAATATCATCTACTGCCTCATAAGTCAATCCAGCTAAACTATCAATAGATGTTCCACTATCTCCACCTCGAACTGGTAAAAAGAAATCCTCTGTTAGATTTTGGATATTATATTTTAAATTATAATCACCGGTTGTTGTATCCATTACAGGTGCCTTCTTCATTTTATTCATAATTTTTTGCATAAAGTTTTCAACTTCTGCAGGTGGAATGTTTCCAATATCAATTTTAAATACTCTCTTTTCAGGAGCTCTCATAATTCTATGAATTAACATCGCATCTTCCATAAGGGATAATTGTTTCCAAATCTTACGACCACCTTCAATCATACCTTTACCATAAGGTAAAAAGTTTGAATCGGATAGTAAACGAAAATGTGCTATTTCATAATTTTCTAATGTTTTTCCGTGTGTCATATGAGAACTATGACGTGAATCTCCATTCTCAACTATAAATTGAGTATAATATGGATTTTCTTCATCTTCTCCTTCAAGACGAGTAACATCATATGTTGAAAGTGGAACTACATTTGTAACTCCGTACTTTTCCTTGACATCTAAATAAAGATAAAAATCTCCATATTTACATAGATTACGAACCCACGGCCATAGATTGAATTCTATATTCAATACGTCATAAAACAAATTATGTAAAATATCATGTATATTTTCATTCTCTGTTGTTATGTCTAATACCTTACCATATTCATTCTTCATTGTAGATTCATCTGCATAAATGTCAAGTGCACTTGATATAATTGCATCATTATCCATTTCTTCATAATCTCTAAACAACCCAAGTCTTTGTGCCTGAAAACTAATTGACTGTGAATGTCCGTATCCACCGGCCGTTTGAGTAGTATGAAGTCTTGACCATCTATCTACAAGACTATTTTTTGAATGTCCCTGTACTTTATTAGTATCAGCAACTTTTAACTTTTTTCCACCTGCATGTCTTACAATTACATTTGTGGAGAAAAGTCGTGTTAATCTTGCTCTTAAATTTGTTTGTGCCATTTTATCCTCTTATTATTTTACTAACCAAGTTAAATCTTCTTTTGTATTTCCAGTTTCCATTACCCAATCATCTGTTTGGTTTTCGGTTGCTGTATATACCATATCATAATCTAACATTTTATCTAAGACTGTTTTCTGTAGGGCGATACCTTCTGCACTTAATCTAAGTGCCGTATCTCTTACCCACAATCCAATTGCTAAACTCATTGTAAGGTCATCATTATATCCTGACATTGCTTCAGCCCTATTATTATTCCAAATAAAGACAAATAATTCATCAATCAATCTGTCCGAATGGACAATAAGTGATTTTTCTCTGAAATATTCCTCTAATTTTGCTATTACCAATGGTCTTGTTTTCATTGTCATACTGAATCCAGGTACCATTTGTCTTTCTGAATTTCTATATCGGTTTGTTACTTGTCTTGCAATATCAACATACCGTAAATCTTTACTTGTATAAAATAAGTTATCGTATTCCCTATCAATTACTTGTTGAATAGCTGCCCAACCAATACTTGAGTTCTCAATCACAAGTAATGCGTTGTTATACTCTACAGAAGTATTCATACATAAATTACCAAAATCTTTGGTAGAAATTTTTCCCTTGTATTCTGCCACTTGTTCCATACTCTCTATTTCTATTACATGAAATGCAGAAAAGTCTTGTCCATCACCACGAGCAACGTCAGCGGCTACTACATAATTCTTTGTATAATTAGGTTGCCTATATATCCATAAATTACTATCTATTCCCCGTTTCTCAATAGGTTCTTCTACGTGTTCCTTTTTATATTCCTCTAAAATTCTTGGATCAACCACACTTTGTCCAGAAGTGACAAAGTCACAATCACATTCTTGTGCGGCCATTGAAGGACCTAACAACTTATCTTGTTCATCTCTCCATTCCTGTCCTCTATCTGGATGTAATGTCCAATGTAATTTAATTGTATTCCAATCGTTTGTTCCATTTTCTGCACCTACCCAAGTTTTATGAAACCAATTACCAACACCATTTGGTGTAGATAGTGCTATACATTGACCACCTGTTGATAGAGTACTTTGTGCGGCAGTCCATATTGTATCAATTTTATGAATGAAAGCTGCCTCATCCAATATCAGTAGGGATAGAGCTTCTGAACGACCACTATCTTCACCACTTGATATGGCCTTTACTTGAGAACCATTAGAGTATCGTAGTGATAGTTTGTTATCCTCAACACATCCTGACCTTACCCAACTTGGTAGATTTGCGTGCATCACACGAATCTTTGTAACTAAATTTTTAGCAGTATCTTGTTTGGTTGCAATTACCAATATATTTTTATCCGTTTGGAAAGTCATCATCCATAAGGAGTATCCAGCAGTTAAGGTTGAAATACCTAACTGTCTAGCCTTTAAAATAACATTATAATTATTATTCTTAAACTGATTTAAAGAATCTTCTTGAAATTGATATAGTTCAAATGGAACTTTACCTTTCATTGGATGTTGAATTATGGCATACTTTCTTAAAAAGTACACGGGATCCTGTGCACATTTTAGGTATTCCCTTTTCATGACTTCTTTTATATTCGTATCACTCATTAATTTGCGATGTCCACTATTTTAATACCAAAATAAGTTGGAATCGTTACCGAGGCTACTCCATATGTAAAATATAGCCACTTGTTTTCATACCAACTTGGTTTTGCTAATCCTGCCAGTTTTATATTAGCATCATTTTGTGCTTTTATTGACACAATCTGTTTATCTTTTGCCACAATCAATAAAGAATCCACATTCATCTGTGATTCGTATTTCTTTATCAATTCATCATAAATCGTAATTTGAACTGACTTAGTACTATCAGAATATTGTAATTCTTTTATTTGATTTGCTATTCCCAATACCTGTTCGTCTGTCAATGTTGTCTGTGCAAACAATGGTATGGATAATAAAAATATCCATAAATGTTTCATATTCATTCCTTATCTATGTAATACGTGAACTACACCAGTTGCACCAATTACGACTTTTTTTGTTCCAATTGGATAAAGTGTATCTGCTGTCAATGAAGTTCCTGGTAATGTTCCACCATCTGATGCATGAATAACAACATTAGTTACATTTTCTACTATAAATCCTGCACCGGCATTTGAACCAGTTGCAAAAAATGTTGTAGATGAATCAACTTTTGTTATTCTATTGTAATCACCGGAGGACCTATAGTCTGGTTGTGACCTATGAGTACTTGGATAAGTTGGTGTTGCCATGTTATTTTCTCCTTATATATAATTATTTAGATTTGGAAAATTTCCTCAAAAAATCTGCTGCATCATCCACATCTTCCTTTTCAAAGGTTACTTCCATCTTTTTCACTTCGTTTTTAGTACGAGTGAGTTTACTTTTTAATTTTGTTATTTGTTTTTTGTTTTTAGTCTTGTTTACTTCCAATTTTTTTACTTCCTTTGCAACTTCTTTTTCTTTTTTCTTATGTTCTTCTATTACTTTACCAAGTTCTTCTACTTCTTTTGATTTTTTTGCACTTAAAATAGTACTTAAACCAAAAAGTCCTAAAATACCAACTATGAGTTTCTTTAACCAATCCATGTTTACATCTCCATTATTTTTTTGTAAGTAGACTTACTTTCTAACTGTTTAGTTTTCGAAGGTTCATCAAATTCACTATCATCAGAATCATTATACTTACCGTACCCTTCTGCATCCCTATCGATTTTCTCATCAAACCCTTTATCGAAAATATTTACTGTGTTGTGTATTCTAAATGTGGTAGCCTTTCTACCATTTATAGTCGGCATCCCATGTTTATCTACCCCTATATCTTTTATTACCATTTTCTTGTTTTTAAATTTTCCTACAAGAATAGTATCACCTTTTTTAACATCTATTGTAATTGCCATTATTTAACTCCCTTTGGTAATAAATCAACTAATTTACCACCTTTCCATTCTCTACCGGCAACTTTACCTGAAATTCTGTGGTCTGTCCATTTACCCCATAGATTTTTATTTTGTGCAAATACTGATTCTCCACCTTTTTGTGCTTGTCTATATCCACTTGAACTTCCCATTGACTTAGAACCAGGTTCGGGTGTTGCTGGAATTCCACCACTTTCACTTCCTTCGGGTGGTGTGGTTGGTTTAATCAGAGTTTCTGCTGTAGAATGAAAATTTGCTGATTCTGGTGGAATAGTATATTCTTGTTTTCTGTGAAATCCATGTATTCCGTACATTCTCTGTTTTGGTGATAATGGTGGTGTATCATCTCGTAGTTCATTTGCCTTAACTTCTGAATTGCCATCTGGATCACTTAAATATTTATAAAGTTTTCCTGCATCTCTTTTTGCTCGTCTTTCGTTGTTTTGACTATCAGGTCCACCATAAATGTTATCGGATGCTGGAAAATCAACTTGTGTCATCCCACGAGTTAAACTTGCGGGTCCTACATATCGTCTTTCACCTCGCTTTGTATATAATCCATCAGGCCAAGCATCTCCCGTAGTTATACCTAAACTACTTTGACCCGAAGTACCCGTTGGGGATGCCTCTTTAATGATTTTCCATAATCCCTGTTCAAATATATTCACTATGCTCTCCAACTTATCATAAGATTTTGACCGTCAAGTTTTTCTGTTACATTATCTTCTCTATCTAACTGACCACCCAATCCCATTTCTATAATATTTTTTAAATCTTTAAATGTTAGGTCTTTATCATCAAAAGGATGTGCCATATGTCCGTATGCTCCACCCTCTGTTATTAATTCCCTAAGTTCATCATTCCACCAATCTTTAGACAATGGAGTGTATTTTTCAACATGAAGTCTTGATTTACCACCACTAAATTTCTTCCCACTTTTCTTTGCTGCATCATTTGTTCGTTTTTCGTTATCTTCCTTACGACCTTCAGCATCAATTCCTGATGCTATTGGAGGACCTGCCATTTGTTGGTCTTTATCAACTCCCATCCACTTAACTACTTCCCAACCTAATGTATCCATCACTTTTTCTAAAGTCTTTTTATATTTCTTAACTTCACCATGTGAAATAGAAGATATTGATCTATGTGACATAGTATAATCTTCTTCAGGATCCATTGCCCCATCACTCAATATATAATTAATTACTTTGTATCCTAAATCATTTTGTAATTGTTGTATCCAATCCTCAGATTCTTTTTTATATTGAGTTAAATTTCTATAAAATGTTGCAGGACCATCATCTGTTGGAGATTTTGAAGTATTTGAACCGGCCTCACTTAAAATTTTATTAATATCATTATCAACTAAAAAATCATCGATGACATCACCACTAAATTCCTTTAAATAATCTCTCATTATAATCTTTTAACCCAACTCAATACATTAGATAATCGCAAATTATTTCTCAGTAAAACTTCAGTTTCTTCTGAACCCTTGTATTTACTTTTTATTGCATCTTGTAATGTCTTAATCATTTCTTTTTTCATCTTAGAAGTAATCTTAATCTTTTTATCTTTACCCCAATTATCGACACCTTTAGCAGGTCCAGTACCTACACCCATAAATCCAGGTTCACCGTATTGTGGTTTAAACTGATAATCTAATGTTTCCCATCCACCATAGTGAGATTTATCATATACAAAACTAACCTCAAACCCCCGAGCAGTTGAATTTTTATAAGCATCACCAACTTTTATATCTTTATCAGTTAATTCTTCTGCTATTAAATCTTTTAATTTAATCATCTTTTTTCCAAGTTAAAAGCTCTGGTTAACATTGAACCGGCCTGGCTAAGTTTAAGACGAGCCTTTTCATATTCTTTAAAATATTTAATTAAAGTTCTATTCTTACTTTTATTAATATCATCTTGAAGTTCATACCAAAGTTTTCCATCACGTGTTTTATGTATATAATCACCACCAACTTTTAATAATTTTTGGTGATTCCAAGAAATATCTGAAATATCTACTTTTTCTTCCAATAATTTCTTCATTTTAATCATTAGAATGCCCCGTGTATAGCATCATAATCACTATACATTCTTTTTGCTCCTGTAAATAACATCTTATCTAATTTTTCTCTGACTTTCATCAAATCATTCATTTGGTTAAATGTATCGTGTAATACCATTAACGCTTCATATGACTTTACAAGATTCTTTAACTTCATTTGTTTAGCAAGTTCAAGTCTAGCTTCATTATGATTATTAATATCGGTTAATCTCTCAATTTTATTAATAAGAGCTCCACCAAGTTCCTTCTTTTCCATTATAAGTTTTTTTAATTTAAGCACTTAACTTCTCCCATATATAGTTTTTCAATTATAAATATTAAACTTCTAAACTATTGAGTTTTTCTTCAACTTCTTCTTTTAACTTAGTTAATGCAGATAATGCCTCTTCTGACATTTCTTCAACTTTATCTGAATTACTACTCCAGGTTTCTTTATGTAGTTCTACCTCATTAACACCTACCGAATCATACGCAACTACGGGTTTAATTGCTTCATCTCTCCAAACCTCAATACTCTCAATTTGATTATTATAGTATGAAAGGGCATTAGTCCATATCCTTTTATTTTCATATGCCTCATACTTACCCTCAAGTCTTAACTTATGTTCAAATTGTATTTGACAATCAAAACAATGGCCATTGACTCTATACATCTTATCATCATTTCGGTGTTTCATCACACCCTTACATTTAGGACAAAACCAAGGCATCCTTGCTTCTTTTAGTGCATCTGAACGTTCGGCTTTCTTTTCTCGTTCCAATCTAGCCTCTTCTGACCTTTCTTTATCTTCCTTAGTGCTGGTCATCTGAACCATAATTCTTTTTGGTGCTTCCTCACCCCTCAGAATAGCTTCTCTTGCCTTCTGATGTCTTTGATGTTCTGTTGACATAACCTAATTACTCCTTTTTAATAAATTATTTTCCCAATCGTCACTCATTAGAATGTCATCAGGCCTGTTATTTGATTTATCGGGGCAAAAGC